ACTGCTTTGAGATTTCCTGTAGTAAACCACATGATGAGTAAACTGCTCTCCATGACCACTACCATGAAGATCTTTCCACTTTTGGGGAACACACGCTTCTCTCCCCAGTTGGTCAAGAATGGTCCAAACCATTTATGGTTGTACAACCAGGCATGCATCTTAGGATTTACCTTGGCAAAGCAATAGGCCGAAAACACTAGGAAAATTGAGAAGGGAATACCAGGAGTAACAAATCCAACATAAGCCATTCCTAAACTTAAAAAACCTAATATGTTCCAAAATAGTTTTTTCATGTTATCCTGCAAACACGTTAGGACTACCTGCAGTGATGGCGCCACCGTCAGTTGAATCACCGACTCGGGCCAATGACTTTCCACCAACTTTAACTGTACCTAATCCAACATTAATAACTGCTGAATGACCAACACAAATTGGTCCGGATGGAATAGTATGCGGGGCAACTGGATCTCCCTGGCACTCAACAGCTATCCCGTTAACAAATACCTTTGCACCTGCGCCGGTCGGTCCAACCACTGTTGATGTAGCATCACATCCGTGTCCGGTTGTTGTTGGGTCGCCTTGTCTAGCTACAGCTGGCATAATTTTCTCCTTAGGCTAACCTAATACCTGTTGTGCTTTGAATGTATTGATTAGCAAAATCTGGTTCAGTAGCAACTATTGTAGTGATTGCTGTTTTATTCAAAACAAATTCTTTGTCTGGATGAACTGTAAAGATGTAAGGCATCATTCCAATTCCCTGTTGTGTTACACTTAATACCATAGGTCGAGTAATTTTGTAACCGTCTGGTTTTTCTTCAACTAGTTTAGCTAGAAGTTCCTCGCCAGTCGTCATTTTAATTGTAACTACTTCGCCTGGGCTTACGCCTTTATCAATTAGCATCTGTTAACCTTTTCTTTAATTCTGTAAATCCACCGATTAATTCTTCATTTAAGAAAATCTGTGGTACTGTTCTTGCAGTTGGAACTGCTTCTAACAATTCTTCTTTAGTGTATCCGTCCCCAATTTTCTTTTCTTCAAACGGAATACCTTTTTGTTTTAATAATGCCTTTGCTTGATCACAATAAGGACAATTATATTTGCTCCATACTATCGCTTTCACATCATTTCCTTTGTGTCATATGTTTGTGCAAAGATATCTTTCTTTACAACCCCGTAGTCATTTTCACTGTGACGAACAATAACATCTTCGCCGGGATTATAGTGTAACTTCTCACCCCAGCTAGTATCAACTGATCCAGAATGATCGGCTAACTTAGCCCATTTTACAATCTTCTTTGGTGTGCAAACACCATCGCCTAGATCGTCCTTAAGTTCAACAAACTTTTCTGGACTGATAGGATACTGTTCGCCTTTTGGGCCAGTCATGATATAGTAGCCCGCAGGATACTTAACTGGGCCTTCGAGCGTATCAATAGTGCCAGGCTCATCTGCAATCTCATAACGTTCTTTGGCAGGGTGTTTGTAGGTTTTGAATCCGCCATCCTTGAACCAATCATCATTTACTGATGTAGATTCTGTTATAATGTTTATGTATTCTCTAAAGGTTTTCATAACACATTATAGCATGGGTAATTCATCGTAGTCAATACCTTCTCCCATGACTCCAATAACATAATTTGTTGATTCATTTTCTTGTAATGCAGTTTGTTTTTTGCTTGTATCACTATGCTTATTGAACCACGGAATAGGAGTTGACTTAGGTGAAGGACTATTGTACTTGATACCAATGTCTTTTAATGCTGTGGCTGCTGTATAATCAACAAACTCTTTTAAAATATTAGCGTTAAGGCCAATAACAGGTCCTTTTACAAAAAGATAGTCAGCCCATGCTTTTTCTTCTCTAATAACATCTAGATACATATTATACACTTCGTCGGCACATTCTTCTCTTGCTCTAGCAAATCGTTCGTCTTCTTTAGTTACTGTATTGATTAGCAAGGCAGTCCATTCTTTATGCAACACTTCATCTTGTAGGATCAAACTGATGATGTTGCCATTACCAACAAAGATTTTGTTTTCAACCATGGCCAAACTTGTAGCAAATGATACCATGAAGCGGAATGCTTCTAGTGCATAACTTGCATTCAGTGCCATCCAAATTGCTCTAATGTGCGCTTCTTCATTAACTGATCCGTCTATTTCTTTCATGCAGTTAATTCTATGCAACTCGTCATAATATTTGCCAACACTACTGGCCATGTCTACTATTTCTTTGGTGTTATGAATTGTGTTAAAAACTTCTTTAGGAACATTATAGATGTTACGAATGATGTGGCTGTAACTGCGACTGTGAATGTTTGTTTCAAAGAAACTCCAGTTATACATTAACGCTTCAACTTCTGGCAAACTAACACACGGAGTAAACACCTGTGCTGGTCCGCGGCCTTGCAAACTATCTAAGGCTGTTTGGCGTAGCAAGTTACTTGTAAAGATATGCTTGACTGCATCGCTGGCATCTTTAAAATCATTACTATCTTTACTTAGACTAATTTCTTCTGGAACCCAGAAGAAGCCACGTGCTGTTTGTTCAATTTTTTGTATTTTAGGATACTTGACTTCTTCAAACCGCTGAATAGTAACTGGACCTGCTGGATCCAGAAACATCCTACGGCTTAGGTAGTCTGTTTTTGTGTTTAGATTATATTGCGCTTGACTCATTTATGTGCTCCCAGTTTATAATTGTCCATTGATTTTTTAAATATGATTTCTTGTCTGATTGATAGTCTAATGCCCAGGCGTGTTCCCACCAATCTACTAATACCACAATGTCTTTTTTAATCTCATGATTAACAATAGTTTTGATCTTGCCGTCGCGGGCCAGATACGCCCAGCCGCTGCCTTGAATTGACATTGCTTCTTTTAAGAATGCTTCTTTAAAGCCTGCAAATGAAGTATAATGTTTTTCAATTAACTCTAATACCTTACCTGTTGGTAAGTTATTGTCGCTAGGTTTTTGATATTGCTGAAACAAGATGTTATGCAAGAAGACTCCAGCCTCGTTAAAGTCCGGGTCGCCTTCGTTGGCATTGTATCGTTTAGCATAGGTCTTGGCTAACTCTTCATAGTGGTAGTCAATAGTATCTCTCGATATCGCAGGTGCTAAGTCCTTAACACCATAGGGCAATTCTTTGATCTTTAATGAATCTGGTTTGCCTTCTCTAAGAATGGTGTTTCTAATAAAGCCATAGCTCATAGCTTGCAAGCCTCGCAATCATCATCCTCGTCGATCAATTCTCTTTCGTTATAAAACCCGTTGTAGTGAACTTCGGGTGTGCGTTCTTCTTTTGCTTTACTTCCTGCTTTATTGATCAAGCTGTAGTAGAATGTTTTCAATCCCCAAGCATGTGCTTGCATCAAGTTCTTGGCAATCAAAGTAGTTGGCACCTTGCGGTCGGCCCAGTGTGCTGGATTGTAAAATGTATTAGTGCTAATACTTTGGTCTACATAAGCGGCAATAACTGCGGCTGTCTTCAAGTAACCTGTGCAATCTTTTTGGTCCCACATTAATTGGTATTTGTTTTTTAGTTTATGATATTCGGGAACTACTTGCGTAAATGATCCTGCTTTAGATTCTTTAACTGTAATTAAACTCACATTTGTGTGCGTAGTGTTTCCCAATCTAGTTCTGGAGTAAAGTCTGCTAGTTCGTTAGCACCATTAGCACGTAGTTCCCACGGAAACACACCTTGTCCGTATCGTGTTTGATCGCTGCCTTCACACTTGCCTCGTTCCTTAGCTAACTCAACACTTGCCTCAGTTAAGTAGAATGCTTGGTGTTCCATCCACGATTTGATTTCGCCTAGTGCATCCTTCTCACCGTACTTTAGACTGCGCTTGGCGTGCCAATAAGCTAAGTTGGTAATTCCAATGCCTAGTGGGCGAATTTCATCATTGCTTAGTTTGCTTTGTATACTTAGAAAATCTTGATAATCAAGAATATTGTTAAGGCTACGATGGAGTATACGACAAGCACGGCGCATGTCCTCAGGATTGCGGAAGGCACCCCAGTTAATGGACCCAAGGGTGCAAAGAGCAATTCTGCCCTCTGGATCGTCGAGCCTCTTAAATGATTTCGTAGGTAATAAGATCTCACAGCATAAATTTGACTGATATATAGTGTGGTATTCAGGATCAAACGGCCCTTGCTTCATTACATTGTCAATGAACACAAGATATATTCTGCCTGTATCAGTTCTCTCCTTTAGTATACCACTCTTGAATACTTCTTCAGCACTCATAGACTTTTTACGTAAGTCTTTACGTTTTTCGTACTTGACATACAGTTCTTCAAAGCGTTCAGTGTTTTGATAGAATGCTTCGTACAAGTCAGGCACTTCATTGGGATCAAAGAACGTTATGTTTTCTTTGTTCTTGAATCGTCTCCAGAAGAAAGCACTAAGCACAACCCCATAATCCATATGACGGACTCGTGTTTCTTCGGTTCCTTGGTTGTTCTTAAGCACAATAAGATCATCAAACTGAAGATGCCAAATAGGATAGAATACAGTAGCACTAGCATTACGAATGCCTCCTTGTGAACATGAGCGTAGGTCTCCAAACCACTTCTTCAAGAATGGCACCATACCTGTATGCATGATCTCCCCACCTCTGATGGGACTACCTAGTGATCTTAGACGACCGATTTCTAAACCAATGCCAGCACGTTTGCTAGCATATTTGGCCATCATTTCGCCGCTAGCAAAAATAGAATCCAGATCGTCGTCGGAGCGAATAAGTACGCAACTTGAAAACTGTTTGGTGGGAGTCCCCAAACCAGCCAACACGGGTGTAGCAAGAGTAAACAAACCATCGCTAGCCGCATTATAATATTCTTTAATATATCGCATCCTTGAGGCGTTTGGTTCTTCTTTGTGGAACACAGTGGCCGCTGCCACCATGTAACGAATTTGTGGAGTCTCATAAGTTTCCTTAGTTGCACGATTTTTAACAAGATACTTTTCGATCAATTGTTCAATGGCAGCATATGAATATTGCTCATCTTTATCGTGATCCAACATGTCATTCATCTTGTTCCAGTCGTCTTCACTGTACCACTCAAGAAGTTCTGTTGTATAGAGACCAATTTCAATATTTTTCTTTACAATAGAATACAGACTTGGAACTGTATAAGACCCGTATACGTCTTTGCGTAGCATGCTCAGTCGTTGCTTGCCTGCTACGAATTGGTAATTAGTATGCCCAACATCTGGATTTTGTTCAACATCGATTAGATCAACTATTGCACGGAGAGTAATACCGTCAATGTCTTCAGTTGTGATGCCATCATAAAAATGTAACTGCGCTTTAATTTCGATCATTGACTGACTTACATCAGCGATCCCTTTGCAGACTTTTGCTACTTGATTTTGCCATTTTTCAATAGTCAGTGGTTCTTTACTTCCGTCTCTTTTAATTACTGTAATAGTCATGTGTATCTTCTCTGCAAATCTTTTGAAACAATATTTATGGTAAATCTATGCCAGACCAAATAATGTTGGTTGGGCATTTCATTTCGCACACATCAACTACTGATGCGTACTCGTAGTTTAAAACATGTTTTTTGTTAACAACAAGGAAAAATCTTTGAGATTTTTTTTGTTCTGGCATAGACATATGTATCTCAAAATTTAAATCTATAAACCGCTGTGTTAATTTAATAGTGTACAGCATTCCAAGAGCAATTGCAAGATCATCATATTGATTATCCAGCACTAAATGCCACGGGTCAGGCCAGTTGGAGGGGGTATTAGAATCTATAAACGAATTAACAAATGGGGCTTTGCTCCAAAATTGAGATACATCCAAAAAAGGAGTATTACTCAATTCTAATTGTTGCCTAAAATCTTTCCATTTAATTAATCGTTCGGTTCCGAACGAATCAAACATTGCAGTTTATGCACCGTAAGAAATGTTATAAGAGATAGATCCTGTTTCTCCGGTAGCTGTTGGATTGGTGTATGACAACACTAACGTCTCTTCAGTACTATCTCCAGAGCGACTCTGGATAGAAACTGCGAATTCAAAATTTGTCATTAATGCTCCCCCTCTATCGGTTGTTAAAAATGGTGAATACTGATACTCGTCAGTGATCGATGAATTGGTATGATCATCATCTAGTGTGATAGTGAGCTTACCAACTCTTGAATATGCATTTAATTTTAAAAAATATTCCACATAGAAATATCTGTTTCTGGTATCAAAAACAGCCAACGGCAATCCGCCATCTGTTTTGTATATGTTGGCATAATTTCTGTCAATAAATTTAGCTGCGCTAGCATTAAGGGCGTCTGAGAACCCAGATGCTGTTAACGCCGATGAATCTAAAATTGCCTGTGTTCTGTTGGTGTTACAATTGATTAATCGATTATTTTTATTTTGTCCAAACTCAACAATTGGATATTTTGGACCAGACGCATTGTTAATACCATTTCCGCAATCGGAAAATTGGCATGAATCAAACAAAGTGTCAGTGCCGTAATTAGTAACAAACGCTTGTTTAGCAATTAATTCAAACGTTGTTCCAAGGAATACCCAGCGATTACTTTGATCTGGCTCACCATTGATGTATACTCCAATATCGTTTTCGTAAAACTTACAATCAGTAAAAAACAATTTTGTTTCTGTAGGAAAAGATTGTAAACACTTGACCGAAATCAAATTCTTTTCAAATTTGCATTCTGTAAATGTAACATTATCAACTTGAAGATCTATAATACTATTCTGCCAAACCAATGCGGCATTTGCAGTCAATGGTGAGGTTGTAATATCTACAATAGGTATTTCATAATCACCTAGCCAGGTTACATTAGAAAACTTAGAATCGCCAAGACCTGTCAATACAAATTGTCCGGATGTTCTAAAAATTGTAAGATTACTGATGTTGACATTTTTAGGTCTAGTAACTGATGTTACACTGGTGCTGACTTCGTCACCATCTTCGGTAATAAAATAAATGTTGTTTGAGCCGATGTTTAATGTAACACCGTTTTGAGTTTCACCTTGAATAATAGCTGTGCTTGGTATTCTAAGATCCTGTGTGAACAGATAGTTGCCGTTGGGAATTACTAAAACTTTTTTATATGTTGCATTTGTAGTCTGAAACAACTCACTAAACGCATATTGAAATGCCGCGGTGCAGTCAGTATTTCCTAGTCTTACAATATCAAATGTGTCACCGATAAAATCTGCAATAGACACATACTCATCTAATTTACTTTGTAAAGAGCGAGAAACGCTGTAAGACATAGCAGGGTCGGTTGATGCAAATCGATAGGCGGCTGCTAATTCTAAAATGTTATCATGTTCTGTAAGTATCTTTGTATTACCTACGTACGGTGCGCCTTCAGTAATTGAACCGTTGCCGATAAACAATTCTTGAGAATCTATTGCCCATGCAAATTCTGCTGAACTAAGTTGCGGAACCCCTGTGTTAGAGATTTTCTTTCCTCGTCTAACCTGGATTTTCGATATTTGAATTACAGCCACTTTGATATCCTCTATGTTCTATAGAGTATTTATCTACCTAGACTGTAGTATTCCTCTACCTTGTTAAGCCAAGCGTCCTGCCACTTGTTGAAGTCTTTGGGTTCTAGTGTAAACTGTTGATATTCAAAAGCACGGCTGCACATAAAGATAACACCCTTGCGAATGTCTGTGCCGTAGACTTCATTATGTGCTAATATATAGGCCATTAGCTGTAAGTAATAATCTTCTACCCATTCTGCTTTCTTGGGCTTGTTAGTTTGCTTGTAATCGCAAACAGCTGGTTCTCCCTCGTGAACTGCGATCAAGTCTGTTGTGCCCGAGAACAAGCCGGGAAAGTATAGGCTCTGTTCCATTGCCCATATTTCGTTTACCTTGCTTAGACCTTTTTCAATAATGACATCAGCCATTTTGTTGGCCTGAATGTGTACGGGATTGTTTCCAGGTTGGCGTTGCATGCCGCACACAAATCGTTCTAGGTTTCCGTGCATGGCTGTGCCTACCCCTGCAGCTTCTGTGGTGATCTGTTGTGCTTTGGCATGACCTACTTTATCTCGCCATTCATTCAAATGGGTCATGTCTTTAGTGGCACTAAGGATAGTAGTAACGCTAGGCAGGCTTTCGCCGTCGGGGGTTAAGTAGACACGCTTGCGTGTAACTGGATCGTTAACTTGCTGGCAGTTCTTGTATTGGAACTTTTCAACAAATGGAGGTGGTGTATAATTAGTAGTCATCCTGTATATATTACAGGAAAGATTTTAGTTTGTCAAGCCTGAGCGGCTAATTGTTGTGGAGCAGCTGATGCTGCCATTTTATCTACTTGATCTTGACTAGTTTTTTCACTGCTGCCTTGATCAGTTTGGTTATCATCATTTGGTGCCCCTGGAACATTTAAAACAATTCCATCGGCATTGAAGTTTTTAACAAGTGATTGGATCACAGGACTAGAATCGTACATCGATTTAAAAGTTTCATAGTCTGCCGATAGCTCACTGCCACTAGACATTGACATCTGATTCAACGCGGCCCAGTTCAAAGAAACTGGCGATTTCTTTGAAGCTGCACGTCCGATAATATTTCGTAATGTAATTACGAAACTATCAACGTTATCTAAATCTTCCGCAAATTCAAAAAATCTCATCGTATAGCCGCCAATTGTTTTTGTAGATCTGCTAACTGTTCTTGCGTTTGCTTAATTTGATCTTGTATTTCTTTTTTTTGATTAGCGCGATCTAATGCCTGCTGTGCCTGCATCTTGGCCTGTGCTTGTGGGTCATTAGTTACACCGCCTGCCACTGCACCACCTACTGCGGCTGCACCCCTAGCCACTGCACCGCCTACTGCGGCTGCACCTCTAGCAATGCCGCCAACGGCAGCGCCCACAGCTGGAAGGATTTCGTCCAGCTGTAGATCATTTTCTTTTAGATCAGATAGACGCATTATCCTGCTAATACTCTTAACAGACTGTTTTGACGATCAATACTTTCTCTCTTCTCACGGCCTGCGGTTTCTGCACCACCCGTTGCTGGCTCGGCTGTGGCAAATTCATCGTCCGCACCCATTTCTAGATCTGGATTCATTGCATCTGGGTCTGCCGGTCCTGCTAAGTCGTCCATTCCGTCGTCTGCTGGAACTTCACCTGCTGGCTCACCACCTAACATCTCAACACCTTGTTCTTCGCCTGTTAGCGCACGAACACTGGTGCTTAATGCTTCACGTGTTGCTTTTAAATTTTCTAATGCAGACTGAATTGCTGGGGCACAAGCACTGATAAATTGCTTGGCTTGTTCAGCGCCCATTTCGTCACGGATGCTGTCACCCAATGTCAATAGTGTGTCATTTTCCATGCCGCTCAATTCTTCAATCCAACGGCCCACTCTGTCAACCATTGTCTTTGCTGTGACGATTGCAGATGCCTGCTGAATCTCACCTTCTCTTAAATTTCTCATACTTTCTCCTATTGATTCTTTCATATTGTGTTCAATCCATTGCATAACGTCCCAAAGATCGTTTACCAATTGATTTGGTCTGACTGGGTCGCCTTGCCCAAGTTCAGCCATTTTAGATTGTTTTCTAAGATTTGCCAAAAGATCAACAGCATCTTTAGCATTGTTAATGTACGCTTCGTTTGTGTTAATATCTTCTGTTGGTTCAACACCTTTTTCGTGTTGTCTTTTCATGTAATCTCTAGCTGTGTCGAGATAGTCAACAGCCAGTGTAATTTTAGCTTGTACCCACTCTGGTAGATCTTCATCAGAATCTAAAATGCTTTTTAATTCTGCTGCTGCTTCTTCGCCAGTGGATAGTTGTCCTTGCGCCATTTCGCCTTCGCGATCATATTCGCTAGGATCTGGATCAGCATGCATGTCGCTTTCTGCCTCAAATCCTTCGTTGCCCTGTGAGCCTACTTGTTCAGCATAGTCTTCTTGTGCATATGCTAGGGCCTCTTCGTGCTCATAGCCGCCTGGTTGAACCATTTCTGTACACCAGTCGTCATCTAGCTTGTTGTTGCCGTCACCTTGACAGTAGCCTCTAAGCGAGTTTGGATCTACTTGGCCGTTGACTACTTCGTAAGTGATAGTACCATCACCGGTTTCACCATCATCACCTGTAAACATATACTCCATTTCGTAGGTGTCGCTTGGAGCTTCTTGGACAGTGTATTCTGCACGTTCTGAAATTTCAGCATTGATAGCATCAAGCATCCATTGTGCTTGTGTAAATGCATCGTTTTCCACAGTTTCATTAAAGCTCGATTCGCTACGCACTTGACTGACTTGTGTACGTAGTTTGTTACGAGCATCTTGAAGTTGTTCTAGATCAAACGATTCTAGGTTGATTTTTTTGCCAAAAACCTTTTCAATACTTTCATTAAGTTTAAGGGCTGTTGTTACAAAAATGTCTGATGTTCTCATGTTTACTGGGTCCAGATTGTATCTTATATTTATTCAGAACGCAGCCAAGTGTTCGGCTTTTTTCTTTGCTAAAATTGTTCTATCTTTGCTGTCACAATACCGTGCCCACAGCATGTCGGCACGATCGTGGTCCTTGGCCTTGATGGCACTTTGATACTGTGCCCTTAACAGTTGACTATCAATAAACCAACGTCCATACTCCTGATCTGCTCGATACAATTTATCAGCTGTTATTGACTGATTTCCTGTGGCTAGTAAATTAGCTAGTTTAATGGCCACTGCATTTAGGCTAACTTCTTTGTAAATTAAATGAGTTCTAAGCCATATATGTTTAATTGCTCCATCACTGACGATCTTTGCTTCGCCCACAAGGATACCGTCCGCTACTTTAACAGGTAGAATTGGATTCTTTTGGATTGCAGAGCGTAGTGTTTGCTCTAAGCGTTTAGAAATGTCAGTCATAAAAAAAGGACCTATGGTCCTTATTTAAGTGTGTAAGTTTTACAGTCCCAGGAACTTGAGTATGTGTGGAAAATTAATAGCATTAATCCAACCAGCACCAGCTGCAAACGCCAGGCCAACCATGGCATACATTGTGAATTTACTTTTAACTCTTTCCAACTCGTTGATCTTTTGGTACAAATCACTGTGTTGTGCGTCAGATGCCTGTGACATTTCTGATAATTTTTCAGTAAGCAAATCGCGAGTGTTATCTAGACAGTCGTGCATGTCTCTGACGCCTACTTTGAGTTCGTCAAGTTTTTCTTCGATGTTAATAACTTTAGTTTCAACTACAGCTACCCGCTCAGGTAGTGCAGTTAGTTGTGCTACCGCTTCTTTCGTGGCCATGTATGGCTATCTCCAATGTTATAAGTCAAGAGCTCGCTCCGAGCCATGTGCCTAATGTATGATTGAATGCCTAATGGTTTTGCCTGTTAACTTATATTTATACGATTACACCAATTTCATGACCCATGTGTTCAACTTGTTTTTAGTTAAAAAACATGCCGGATCAATATCGGCTGTATTATTTAGTATGGGAACCACAGGAACTCCATGCAGGTCATCTAATAAAAATCCCACAGGGTCATCATCTTTTAAAAACTCATCAGTTCTCTCAGTTTCAAATTGCCATATCCAGTAGGCAGCTTTACCTTTAAATGGCGAGGGTAGTGTACCATTAGTCATTTTGGGATCAGTATGCCAACTGACGTTTGCTCTTAGGCCAATTGCCTGTACAAGAGAATTAAAATTGGCCTGTTGTCCAATTTTAACTTTGTTTGTTTCGGATCGTGTGGCATTGCTTCGTGTGATGTCTACCAAGGTGATGATTTCGTAACGTGCCATAATATGCTATTATTTAAGTCAAGAAACAGGAGTCAACAAAAAAGGACCCGAAGGTCCTTTAGTGCTTCCCATCCCTGAGAATAAACTAGCT